AAATGGTCAAATACGATATAGCGGTCATTTCTTTAGTCTATGGGATAGCTATGGGATAAACAACTACAATATCAAGACAGGCTGCTTCTCGCAAGATTCTTGTGGGAGATGGTATATTTGTCTTAATGTTGTAGAAAAAGAACCCAAACCAATCCCAAACAACAAAGATAAATCAGCTATCGGGATTGATTTAGGTCTAAAAGATTTCTTAGCTACTTCTGATGGACTTAAAGTAGAAGCTAAACAGTTCTATAGAAAGTCTGAAAACAAGTTAAAGATTGCTCAAAGAGCAAATAAAAAACAAAGAGTTAGAAAAATACATAGTAAAATTAAAAATCAAAGACTAGACTTCTTGCATAAGTTGTCTAGCAAATTAGTGAAAGAACACTCTGCAATCTATGTTGGTAATGTAAATGCAAAATCTTTGTCGAAGACAAAATTAGCAAAATCAGTCCAAGATGCTGCATGGTCTTCTTTCAGGACAATGCTTAGGTATAAATGCGAGGACGCAAAGGTATTGTTTAAAATAGTAAATGAAAAGTATTCCACCGTAACTTGTTCGTGTTGTGGGCATATAACCTCCAATAGTCCGAAGGGTAGAACAGGATTGCGAATAAGAGAATGGACTTGTCTGCACTGTGGAACAGTGCATGACCGTGACATTAATGCCGCAAAGAACATTCTTGCGCTCGGATATGGGCGTCCTGTAGAGGGAATCCCCTTGCTTTAGAAAGGGGTGGATATCAAATACAAATCGATGTAACTATTACACACTATCAACTAACTCGGTTGACTAATCAAATAGAACAACCTATCGTATTAAGTATGAAATTTCATATACATCTAACACCTCATAGTTAGTAAAGAAATAGTGTTCAAATATTCTACAAGCACTTCACCAGTTAATTTCAATGATTTCTTAGTACGGCATAAGTCATTTGATGATATTTTTTGTGATTTAGAAAAATCAATCAACTTGCAATTGATTGGGAAAGGTAGAGAGGATAAACTAATGAAAATAACTTCTTTTAAGGGTGAATATTATTGGCTAAGTAATTTTTACCCTTGTCAAATTGAATATGAAGGAATACTATACCCATCATCTGAATGTGCATATGTTGCAGCTAAAACACATGATGTGTTAATAAAAATTAAGATTTCAAAAATGACTTCTGCTGATGCCAAAAAATTTGGCAAAACTATGAAATTACGTGATGATTGGGAAAAAGTAAAATTAAAAGAAATGGCAAAAATACTAAAATTAAAATTCAATATCCCTGAACTAAGAAATAAATTACTATCTACTGGTAACTTATACATAGAAGAAGGTAATTGGTGGGGTGATACTTACTGGGGGGTATGTAATGGTACAGGCAAGAATTACTTGGGAAAATTAATAATGGCAATTAGGAAAAAAATAAATGAAACTACCTGAATTATATAGCTTTATACCACTAGAACGAGAAATTGAATATAAAACTAAAATACTAATGACTGCCTATCATTTGTCGCATTACAGTGGCAAAGAATTGTCAACTGCAACAGAAGAATGTTTCCAATATGTGTTTGATGTTAATAATATAATAAACATAAACCAAGATTATGAAACTCCTGATATAGAAGTGGATTTACCTGATGAGGATTTAGATTCAATTGAATTTGTTGACCAGATAGTAGCCCACATTGAAATGAAACTTCACATATTACAAGTCACGGTAGATTGTTTTCAAAATGGTAATTTTAAAACATTTCAATCTGCTTTATTAACAATACAAAATTATTTCATAGGAAATCAAAATGAACAATAGAAACATATACACTATCAGATTAGTAGGCTCAGAAGAAGTAATAGCTAAAATAGACAATGTATCAACTGCTAAAGAAGATGGATACTTTAATTTAATCCGTCCTCGTATTCCTGTAATTGAACAGAATCAATTATATTTTGTACCAATTTATATTTCAGTTGATTCTGATTTAGATTTACAACTTAATTACAATCAAGTACAATTCTTACCTAAATTGACTGTAGGTGAATTAGCAGATAAGTATGAACAATCAACTACTAAAATACTATTAGGTTAATCCTGACTATTTTCTTTTATCAAAAAAGATATTGTCGTCTTGTAGAAGAAATCCCCTTGCTTTAGCTAGGGGAGGAATACGAAACAAAAAGAAATCTATCATAAACAAACATTTGCAAACAATTATAGGGAATATGAAATATGGTAATTGTACTTAATGGACCTCCTTTAAGTGGTAAGGATACCTTAGCGGAATACTTGTCATTACAAGGTTATCACCACGACTGTTTGAAAAATTCATTGTATGGAATAATGTCAGTTATCACAGGAATTGAATTAGAAAAAGTTATATTCTATTGTACCAATAGGGAATATAAAGAAAAACCAATGTCTGAATTTGCTAATAAATCTCCTCGTCAATATCTTATCCATATATCAGAAGATGTACTCAAACCTTTACACGGTAAAGATATACTTGGTGCTAAATTAGCCAAACGGTTAAAAAATGTAGATTCTGATATAATACTAAGTGATGGTGGCTATGGTGCTTCAATTGAAGAATTATTACCTGTGGTACAATTAGTTGGTCATAATAATTTCATTGTCATTAGGGTTCACCGTGAAGGTTGTACTTTTAAAGGTGACACTAGGGCATATTTGACCAGTGAATATTTAGATTGCTATGGGATTAAATCTTATGATTTCAATAATAACTATAGTAGCATTAAACACTTATTAGTGGGATTTGAAGAGTTCCTAGAGGAAATTCTATAATGGCTATATTATTAGATTTTAATCCAGTTGTAATATCTGCTATATCAGTAACACCTGCTAATATGATAGATAAGGGTGCTATTCGTCACATGGCATTGAATATGATATTGTCATATAAAAATAAATTTTCTAAGGAATATGGTGAACTCATCATATGTTGTGATTCAGGTAATACTTGGCGAAAAGATGCTTTCCCTTATTACAAAATAGGAAGAAAAAAAACAAGAGAAGAATCAGCTTTGGATTGGAAATTGATAATGACAACTCTCGATGAAATGTGTCAAGAGTTAAAAGATTATTTTCCTTACAAAGTAATTAAGATTGACAAAGCAGAGGCAGATGATATAATAGGAGTATTAGCTAATTATATTGTGGCTAATAATTCACTTGATTTCTTTGGTACACCTGAGCCAATTATGATAGTATCGGGTGATAAGGATTTTAAGCAATTACATTGTGCTGATATACATCAATATGCACCTGTTTTAAAGAAAAGGTTATATGAAAACAACCCTGCTAGGTATCTATTAGAACACATCATAATAGGTGATAAGTCTGATTCAATACCTAATATAAAAAGTCAAGATGATGTATTTGCTTTGGCTAAACGACAATCTCCTATTACTGAAAAATTTTTAGAATCTATTTTAGAATCTAAAAATATACCATCTGAATATATGGATAATTTCAAAAGAAATCAATTATTAGTTGATTTATCATTTGTGCCTTTGGAATATAAAACTAAAATAATAGAAGCCTATCTTAATTATAAACCTGCTTCAAAAATAAGACTATCTACTTATATGATGAATCACGGGTTAAAACAATTATATGATAAAATTCAACAATTCTAAGTGGCTATATAGGATTATACTCTTTCTCAAAAGAATAAAGGAAATTATAATGACTGACGTAAAATTAGATGCAAATGGACAACCTTTGCCTGTTAGAAAATCTACCCGTAACAAAGACCCTAAACCTCAAATGGATATGTGGACTCGTTTAAAAAACCCTACAGGTACTATTTTTTTGCCAGAGATACTAAAAGCAGTATCAAAGGAAAAATTAGAAGAAGACCGTGTTAAAATGTTGGTGCTATGGGTTCAACGAGGCATGGTGATACAGAATACTAATTACACTAAAAACTATGAAGTGTTGTATGCTTTAATGGAATGTCTATATTCCCCTAAAGTAATATTTGATTTGCCTAGCGGTAAACCTCCATATAAAGAAAATGAAGCATTATCTTATAATGATGTTAGTTTGACTTTGTACACTGGTATCCGTAAAATTAAACAATTTGCCGAGAATCCAGATAAAGTAGCAAATAAAATTAAACGTGAAAATATATTCATTGAAATGCTTGAAAAATTATATAAAGATGAAGCTGAATTATTTTTGATGATGGTCAATAAAAAATTAGATGCTAGGGTATATCCTAACATCAATAAAGAATTATTCAAAAAATGTTTCCCAAATATCAACCTATGGAAAATTGCACAATGAACATAATACCAAGTAATGACATATTAGTAGTTAGTAAAATAGAAAAAGATGAAATTAGTTCAGGTGGCTTATACTTAGGAAAGCAAGCAGATGAACCAGTAGTACAGTGTAAAGTAACATTTGCTAATGAGGCTTATGGGTTTAAAGTAGGTGATATTCTATTAGTACCTGTTCAAAAACTGTTAGCATCAAAGGTTAATGGTGCTTTAGTGTATTTTGTAAAAGTAACTGATATTTTAGGTGAATTGAAATGATTAAATTTGAAAACTTATTGAACTCATTGAATTACAATCCAGATGTATTAGGACTAAATCACGTGAAGTAGAGTTTGGTTTAAAGTACATGGTATGGATGAATTAATAACATCTCAAAATGCACATGGGAAAGAATAAAATTTAATCAACATGGATATAATATAAACATAATAAAAAAAATGACTCTTAAAGAGTCATTTTTTTATTTCATTTGCCAATTCCATTTGAAAGTCATGTGCATCTTGATTTCCTTGACTTTTAAAAATATCTGCCCGTTTAACTCTCATATCATATGCAGCATTATTAAATGCTACTACTGATGGATGATTATCATCAAATTGATAAGCACTTACTATCCTAGTGCTTTCTGTCAATACATCTTTATTAAGAGATGCTACCATAGTATCTTTTAAGCTCATTACAATTACCTCTAATATATGCACTATTTAATTGGATTAAATACCAAAGATACCTAATAGGGATATATTAATGGCATTTAAACTTTTTGGATTTAGTTTTGGTCAAACTGAACAAAATAATTCAATTCAACGTTTTGTAGAACCTTCTACATTTGAACCTACCTTTGATTTACAAAGTGGCGGATTCATTTCGCCTACTGCTACTACTTTCCAAATTGGCCAAATGGTCAAATCAGAAAATGATTCTATTTCTCAATACCGTGATATTGCTAGAGAACCAGAAGTCAATATGGCAATTGAAGAAATTGTATCTGAAATGTTGGTGTTTGACCAGAATAAAAATGTAATTGAATTGAACATGGATGAATTAGAATTATCCAATTCAATTAAAAAAGTTATAGAAGAGGAATTTGTTTATTTATTAGGGTTATTAGATTTTAACATAGCTGGCCATAATATAGCTAAGAGATGGTATATAGACGGTAGATTGAATTATATGATGCTAATAGATGAAGAAAATCCTTCATTTGGCATTAAACAAGTTCAATACGTTGACCCTTATAAAATAAAAAAAGTAAGAGAGATTGAAAGAGGGTTTAATAAAGATGGCGCACCTACAATTAAATCAACTAAAGAGTATTATATCTATAATGAAAATGGAGTAGAAGCTAATCACTTATCTCAAGCTACTTCAACTGCAATTGGTTCCAGTGGAACAGTCGCAATTTCTCCTGATTCAGTGGCACATGTTAATTCTGGATTATATGACCCGGATAGGGGATTCATTACATCTGCAATTGAACCTGCCATAAAAACAGTTAATAGTTTAAGGCACATTGAAGAATCTTATTTAATTTATGCTATCACCCGTGCGCCGGAACGTAGGGTTTTCTATATTGATGTGGGTAACTTATCAAAAGCTAAATCTGAACAATATATTAAAGAAATAGCAGACAAATATCGCACTAAGATATTATACGACCCTGTTACTGGTAAAATAAAAAATGACAAACGTCTATTGGCTATGACTGAGGATTTTTGGATACCTCGTTCTGGAGATGGACGTTCAACTCAAATTGAAACATTACCTGCCGGCGATGCTATGACAGGGACAGAACAACAAGAATACTATAAAGATAAATTATGGCAAGCATTGCAAGTTCCTAGTGCAAGATTTAGTGGTAATGCATTATACAATAGTGGTACTAATATAACAAGAGATGAATTGAGATTTTCAAAATATATTGATTCATTAAGAATGCAATTTAATATGTTATTTTTACAATTATTACAAAAACAATTATTACTCAAGGGAATTATTGCAGTAGATGATTGGGAATATATTAAAGATAATATTAAATTTGAATATGCTAGAGATAATTATTTTGCAGAAGCAGTCGAAAATGAAAAATTACAAATTAGATTTGGGTTATTAAGTGCAGCAGATGTGTATGTAGGTAAATACTATGGATTCAACTACATTTATAAAGAAGTGTTAAGAATACATGAAGAAGATGCAGATGAATTATTGAAAGATGCTGATATTGCATGGGATAGAATTAATAAACAGCAACAAAAGTCTCAAATGGGACAAGTTGAAAATCAAGTTAAAACTCAAGTATATCAATCTGAATTGGAACAAGAGGCTGGAATAGAGCCACAACCACAAGGACAGTAAAATGAACTTTTTAAATAAAGAAAAAATTAAACGTATCTTGGATACTAAAAAGGCTCTATTAGAAATGAGATATGCCCCTGACCAAACTCAATATGGCTTAACTCGTAGACAAATGGAAAGAATGTTAGCAGCGTATGAACGCAGGGCTGATGAAAATGGTTGGAATGATGACCCTGAATACCGTTCAGTTGATGGTTGGAAAAGGGCTAAATGGTTTCCACCAGAAGTAAATTCTGATTATTTACCTGATGCCATGTATAAGAATACTACTCAAGAAAGACCTGCTAAATTGATGCCTTATGATTATTACTACAATGTATTCAGGAACGAAGCAGATAAAGAAGACCATTATGATATTGATGCAGATGATGACACTAAAAATCCAAATAAAGACCTTAGTTGGAAAGGTGAAACAAACGTGTATTAAAAAACTACATAAATACAATAAAAGGAGTTTTTATGAATAACATATATACATGGGATAATGATACAGAAGTGGTGAAAAATAATCAAGTAGCACCTGACGATGAAACTGACTTAGATGACATTGATTTCAAAGCTGACATTGATGATGGTGATGAAGATGTACAGGATTATAAAGAAGACACTTTAGATGAAAGTGACTTAGTGGATGAAGTTATACAAGACCCATCTCAAGATTATGACATTAGTGATGATGACATTGTAGTTGTTATGGAAGATGGTTCTTATGTAGTAATTCCATATTCTGTATTTTCTACTTTATTACAAGATGAAGATTTTTCTGAAAAATTAGATGAAGGTTTTTCTGATATTACATCTTTCCAATCAATCACTGAATCTTTATTGGGGTAATTATAATGCTAAACATAGAAACTTTTAAAGAAAGTGTTAATGCAGCTTTGGCAAATAAAGCATTAGATTCAATTATAGCTATAACAGAAGATATTTTGCCTGTAGGTGGAGCAGCCCAATTGTCAATGCACCAAATGACTGACCGAGTTATTGGTAAAATTGAAATTGTTAATCGTATCAGGAATGGCAAAGTACAATTGAATAAAAAAGTAGATGTCATGGGTAAGGGTTATAAATTATTACCTAATGGCTTAGTTGTTTTAATGAGTCCAGTTGAAATTCGGAATCGTGCAAGGGCAGCTAAAATTGCTGCAAAAAAACGTAATCTTGAAATGTTTCAAATTTTACGCAAAAGAGCAAATTCTGAAATAAAACGTAATGTGTATTTTGGTGGTTAATATGAATTTGTGTACTATGTTATTTGAGGATTATGAAATTGTCAAGACAATTTCCCCTCAAACCGGTAAAAAAGATTGGTACATCAAAGGTGTTTTTATGCAATCAAATATAGTCAACCGTAATGGTAGATTATATCCTAAAAACGTATTAGATGCCGCTGTCAACGAATATATTGAAAATTGGATAAATCGCAAACGAGCAGTAGGTGAATTAACTCACCCAGAAACCACTAAAATAAATCCTGATAGAATATCTCATTTGACTCAAGAAATTATTATAGATGGTAATTATTATATTGGCAAGGCTAAAATTTTAGACACTCCTTGTGGGAAAATTTGTAAAGCATTATTAGACGGTGGTGTTCAATTGGCTGTTTCTAGTAGGGCCGATGGCAGTGTTTATAATCGGGGTGATGGTGTCAATGTAGTAAATGATGGAATGATATTAAAAGCCATTGATGTGGTATATGACCCATCTGCGCCTGACGCATTTGTGGAAGGATTGATGGAAAATGCTTTTGATTTTTCTCGTTCCACTGGTTTAGAGACTAGTATGTTAACGGAATCATGGGACATATCTGACCCTGATGTTGCTTTAGCAGAATCTATTAGAAATGACATTAAAAGGGCAAGTAAAGCTAACTTAACAGAAGCCAAATTAAATGCGTGGAAGCAATATTTAGACTATTTAAAAGGCTAATATAAATACATTTATATATTAACGGAGTTTATAATGAAAGATGTAAATCAAAAAATCAACGACATTTTGTTAGCAGAAGAATCATTCCGCCCTGCTGATAATGTCGGCAATGGTCAAATTGACCCTATCAGCTTATCTCCAGAAGATTTCCAAGCTGAACCTACACCACCTGTACAACCTTATCCAGCTAATCTTACACCTGTTGAAGTTGAAGATTTAGATGAAAAAGAATTTGTTCAATCAAATCCTGAACGAGATGCTGGTTATTCAGTTGACCCAACTGTTGATAACTTAGTTAATCAATCTTTAGACGAATCTGCTTTCGTAGATGGTGTAAAGGTTTCTAAGAAAGGTGGAGTTGAACATTTAGTTGCAACTCACGATGAAGAAAGTGATGAGGCTGCCAGTAAGAAATATGAAGATGCTTTGATTTCTAAAGAAGAAGGTGCAAAGATATTGCGAGTAAATGGCAATAAATTTGTGATTGCAACTACTAATGGTGATGTGGCTCAAATTGCAACTCAAGGTGGCAAGCATTATGCACGTTATTCAGAAATGGAAACTGTACCTTTAGAAACAGGCCATGTAAGTAGTGTTGTAACCAATGGTTTTAAATTACATGAGTCATTAGATGAAGATGAACAAGGTTTATTAGAATCTATCATGAGTCGTTTGGCTAAAGAAGCATTATATGAAGCAAACGCATCTGATGAAATGAAAGGTATGTTGGCTGCTCAAGGTTTAAATGAAGATTTCACTAACAATGCTACTACATTGTTTGAATCTGCTGTTATTGTGGCTAGTAAAAAATACATGAATATCTTAGAAAGTGCAACTGAGAAGTGCATTAAAGAAGAATTAGATATTTATAAAGCTAACTTACAAGAACAAGTTGATGGATATTTACAAACGGTAGTTAATGAGTGGGTAGAAGATAACAAATTAGCTTTAGAACAAGGCTCTCGTACTCAAATAGCTGAATCTTTCATGGAAGGTTTGAAGTATTTATTAGAGTCTCATTATGTTGAATTGCCTCAAGGCAAAACTGATTTATATGAATCTGCTATCGCCAAAGGTGAAGAAATATTAACACAGTTGAATGAAGAAAAAGCTAAAAACAATGCTTTATTAGAGCAAGTTAATAGTCAACATAAAGCTACTATTATTGAATCTGCAATTAAAACATTGCCATTAACTAAAGCAGAAAAAGTTAAACAATTAGCAGAGGAAGTAGAATTTACTGATGCTCGCCAATTCAATACTAAATTACAATTTATTGTAGAAAGTGTTGTTGGTAAAGCTCAACCTAAACTAACTTCTACTTTGTTAGAAGATAAAGCTCCATCCAATGAACCTGTTGCTCAAGTAACATTACATGAAGATGTAGAAGCTGTGTTAAAACATTTAAACGCATATAAACAATAATATGTGTTTTTCAAAAAGTATAAATACCATTATAACATCTAATTATAGAGGAAATGAAACATGGAACAAGTTAATTTAGTCCAAAAATGGAAAGCAATTTTAGAACACTCTGATTTTGCTCCTATCAAAGACAACCACAAACGTAAAACAACTGCAATGTTGTTAGAATCTCAAGCTAAAGCTAGTCGCCAACAAGGTACAGGTTTGTTTGAAGGCACTTTAAAAGAAGATGCCGCTGCTACTACTGTTACTGGTAATGTAGCTAAGTATGACCCAATTTTAATTAATTTGGTTCGTCGTGCTATGCCTAACTTAATTGCTTATGATATTTGCGGTGTACAAGCATTGAATGGCCCAAGTGGTTTAGTGTTTGCCTACAAACCAAAATATATCAATGGTGTTACTCGTACTGATGCTTTCTACCGTGAAGCTGATACTGATTTTTCTGGTACCGGTACTCATGCTGGTTCTGACCCATCTGTTTTAAACACTCCGGGTGGTGTTTATACTAATGGCACTGGTATGTCAACTACTGCTGGTGAGCTTTTAGGCACTGATGGTAATCCTGCATTTGGTGAAATGGGATTTGATTTGGATAGTTTTACTGTTCAAACTAAAACTCGTGCATTGAAAGCTACTTACACTGTTGAATTAGCACAAGACTTGAAACAAATTCATGGTTTAGATGCTGAAACTGAATTGGCTAATATCTTATCTAGTCAATTGTTAGCTGACTTGAACCGTGAAGTTATTCGCACTATCTATCACACAGCTAAAGTAGGCGCACAAAACAGTGACTTGGCTCAAGCAGGTGTATTTGACTTAGATACAGACTCTAACGGTCGTTGGTCTAAAGAGAAGTTTCAAGGTATGTTATTCCAAATTGACCGTGATGCTAACCGTATTGCTCAAGAAACTCGTATGGGTAAAGGTAATTTCATTATCTGTTCTTCTGACGTAGCTTCTGCTTTGTCAATGTCTGGTATGTTAGATTATGCTCCTGCATTATCTACTGAATTACAAGTTGATGATACAGGTAATACCTTTGCTGGTATCTTGAATGGCCGCTATCGTGTATATGTTGACCCTTATGCAACTGGTGACTTCTATGTTATTGGTTACAAAGGTGCTAATGCTTACGATGCTGGTTTGTTCTACTGTCCTTACATCCCATTGCAAATGTACAAAGCAGTGAGTGAAGATAGCTTCCAACCTAAAATTGGTTTTAAAACCCGTTACGGTTTAGCTTCTAACCCATATG